CTAAAAAATAAATTCTTGCCCCACATAAGCTTCATATTTACTTTGTTCATTTTCTATTATTTTAGGTGTGACATGAGAATAAATATTAGAAGTAATTTCGATACTTTTATGACCCAATCTTTCTTGGATATATTTCATTTCTACTCCAGCTTCTAAAAGAAGAACAGCATGAGTATGTCTTAATCCATGAACTCCGATTTGAGGTAATTCTGCATTTTTTAGAATGCGATCTAAAACATTTTTCAATGTTGATTTTGGTATTGGTTTACCTGTAGTTGTAAATACAAAATCAAAAGTCTTATCATACCTAGCACCAAGTTTTAACTTGCACTCATTTTGATAAGTTTTAAATGTTTTTAGTACAGAGACAAGTCTATCTGAAATAGTAATTGAACGCACAGAATCATAAGTTTTTGTTTTACCTATTAGGTCTTTACTATTCTTCTGTCCGATAGGAGTATATGCGTGATAATTTATAGTTCTATCGATGTGAATCATTTTGTTATCTAAATCAATATTTGTGTCCCACTCTAATGCTGTCGCTTCGCCTTTACGCATACCAGTCTCTACTAAGGTATAAATTAATACATAATATATCATTTTGTCTTTGTGAGCCGTATTCAATAATTTTGATACTTGTTCTTTTGTTAAGTAATTCTCTTTTTTCGAATGCTGGTTGAAGTGATCCGCAGCAATTAGAATTCTGTTTGTGAAATCTTTGTAGACCATTTCTAAATCTATAGCGCGTTTTATTGAATTAGACATTGTAGAATGAATAATTTCTACTGTTCGTTTGGAGTAACCTTTGTTTATAAGATGATTGATAAATTTTTGGTATTCGATTTTATTCATATCAGCTAATTTGATATTTTGAAAATACGGGATGATGTGATTGTTAATATTGTTTTTATGGAGAATATAAGTGCTTTGCCCCACTTTACCTTTTTTATAAGTCTCCAGCCACTCAATTAGATATTCACTTAATAGAGTTTTCTTGCTGTCAGCAGCCATTCCGTGAAATAATTGACGCTCTCGTTCATTAGCATGAAAGGTAGCTTCTTTTTTTGAATCAAATCCACCTTTACTTATTTCTCGTTTTTTACCAGTGGTTTTATCGACGTATCGGATTCGATATTCCCATTTTTTGCCCCGCTTTCTGAAAGTCGCCATCAAAAATCCTCCTTTATATCGTGTCATAATACTTGATGTGGGATATGTTACTGTCGAACTTAATTAGAATAATATCACGACAACCTAATTAATGTAAAAATAAAAAAGAGAGAGCCTTATGCCCTCTCTTCTTTAAATTGTAAAAGAAAGAAAATTTTACAATTTGAAATTGGAAATGATTTCTTTTATTATGAAATCAAATCATAGTATTTCTTTGTTGTTTTGCAACATTTTCACGTACAATGAAACTTGTTTTGCAAAACGGCCTTGCTGACGTCCATCAAGTTCCTCATAGGCTCTTTGGATATCATTAAATAGTAATTCTAATAACGCATCTTCTTTTTTGTTCTCAAAATTAAGAAGTGCGTCAGTGGAGGTGTTAAAATAAGACGCAAGTACTTTTAAACTTTCAAGGTCAGGTTCATGACGATCAGTTTCCCAATTTTTGATTTGTCCGCGCGATAAACCTGTTCTTTCAGATAATTGTTCTTGCGTTAAATCGAAAGACTTTCGTAACCGTTTAATGTTTTGTCCGACTGTAGTTTTCATAGTTTGAGTATAATAATCGCCTTATTACTATACCATAATTGGTCGATATTCTGACTTTTAAATTTTATTTTGGTATTTTAACGTTCATAACAAATATGTATAGAACAAATGTTTGTTTGGTGGTAAAATATGCATATGGATACTTCAAACGTCTAAATGCAAAATTGCATATTTCGTTTTTGAAAATCCTAGAAACGCTGGTATACAGATGTTTCTCCACTTTCTCAATAGTTTTCAGACAACTATACGGCAGAAAATTGAGAAATTTGTGGTATTATGAATACAAAATAAACGGAACGAAAAAAAGACTCACAGCGTGTGTAAGAGTGATTTGGCCCACTCTTACACCGTTCGCCCGACTCACAAGGGGAACATCTGCCATAAGTCTCTTTTCGGTCACTACACGAGTAACACTTACATTATAACATGCCGATATTACTAAATCATTACTGTGGTATTATTTTCCCTTTAAAAAAGTTGAGAAAACGAGCGAAGTCTTTGTTCCAATAGGAGGAGCAAAAATGAGAAAGTTAATGAACGAGGTAAGAGGTTTTATTGATTCCAACAATATGGTTAGAAATGATTTAGCCATAAAAATAGGTGTTAGTAATACAACACTATGTAATGGACTAAATGGAAAATTCGAAATGAAATTTGAGAACTTTTTGAAACTGTTGAATGAAGTCTATGATAATCAAAGAGAAATTAGATTGAAAATAAAAAAATTCGCAATGAAATGCACAAGTGATTTAAATGTGAAAAAATCTCTTTTTTATTGTCAAGCAGCTGGGGAATATGACACTATTCAGTATTTAATTAGAAAATATAAAGAAAACGAAAATTTACAAAGGTATATTGATGTATTTGAACTTTTCAATAAGAGGAACCGTAATGAAATGCGTGGACAAGAATTAAGCTATTTGGTCAATAAACTGACGCAAATAGAAGATGTGGATCGCCAAATACTTATTGAATTGTTATTAACAGTATGCATGTATGACCACGGGAATTATAGTGCGATGCTTCCGCATGCTGATAATGCTAGAAATGCACTACCCAAAGTGGAAAATAAGTTTATAAAACAATGTGTAGAATTACATTTTTATGAGCGTCAAGCCTATATACAGCTTCTAAATAACAATGTTAGCGAAAGCCGTAGAATAGCCAATAAAGTCGTAGAATCAAGTTTTAACGCCTTGATTACAAAAGCTACAGCATTATGTTGTATCGGAGAGTCTTATATATTTTCGGGAGAAATTTTAAAAGCTGAAAAGTACATCCTAGAATCTATTAGTTTATTAAAAGAAGTATCTTCTGCACAGAAAACTCGAAAATACAAATCATTTCATACAACATTAGCTTTTCTTTATATAGAACATAACTTTAATCTTGATAAAATTGATTTTACAGCAATAGATAAGGCTGAAATTGCTTTTTTTGAAGCGAAATATGGCGATCGAAACCTTGCTATTAAGTTATTAAATGAGTTGTTAGAAGAGAACGGAAAATTGACTGGGTTTCAATGGTATTACTATGCTTACGCTAGACCAGAAAAAAGAATAGAATATCTTAATAATGCATTGCTAGAGCTTGCCAAAAATGGTAATATATATTACATGCAGGCTATTCGTGAAGCCTTAACGAAAGAGCAGGTGAGTTAAATGAAAAAAATTATTGTAACAGTAATCTGTACCTTTGCCTTATGTACATTAGTATATAAGACAGACACAAAAGTTAGTGCCAATTCAAATGTTACACCTACAATTCAATATATGATGACGGATCCCGGTGGGCTTTAAGCTTAAAATAAGGGGATTTTAAAAAGACGCTACTTCGGTAGCGTCTTTCGTGCATTATAGGCTATAAAACTTTTCAGGGGAACAAGTAAAAGTTTTACGCTTGTGAACAATTCACAATCTATATAGATAAAAACGGGGGTTTTAGGTATGAAAAAGGAGAGTTTAGAAAACGTAACAGCAGCAGAGGTATTGGAATTCGAATTGCAATTATTAGATGTTATGAAAACAGCACATGAAGGTGATGAAAAATCACTAGAAATTATATCAAAAATGAAACAGGCGATCGGTAGCTTCTGATGCTATCAATCGCCCGTTATTTTCATTAAGTCTTTAAATAATTTCATAATTTCTTTTTGCTTTTCTGGATCTTTTTCTCTAAATTGAGCTATTAGTTCTTCGAATTCGTCCTGAGCAGTTGTTACAGGATTCTTTTCATCTGATTCACCTAATACATAAGCTACAGATATATTTGCAAGTTTTGCTATATCTAAAGAAGTTTTTCTTGATGGGCATTTATCTATTTCTTCGTTCTCCCACATTGAAACCGCAGATTTACTTTTTAGTCCGAGTGCATTAATGAATTCAGACTGACTCATTTTTAATATTTCAGTCCTAATTTCTTTTACCCTCTTACTAATTAATTTGTGGTTCATTTGTTTCCTCCCCTTTATAACGTTCACATATACCATTATCTTTTGCGTTTGTACATTAAATATATACTCAATATATATTTAAAATGTAACAGAAAAGTTCACTCAAAGACAACCTTTTTAAGTTTTTTAAAGAAAATTAAATTTACAGGTTCACAAATAGTGAACATTGTGGTATTATCAAATTAACGAAACGAACAAAGGTGATAAACATGAAATTAAATATAGAAAAAGCCAAAGCGTTACGAAAGAATCGTGGTTATAGTCAGGCTTATGTAGGTGATTATCTTGGATATTCAACAAAGTCTGCTTATTCACAACTTGAGTCAGGTAAGAGGCAACCGAGCTTATATAGACTAGGTTTACTATCTAAATTATATGGAGTTTCGGTAGGTGAACTAGTAGAAGGTTAACGAAAAGTTAACTATTATTTTTTAATCAAACGTTCACGAAACGTGAACCAAGAGAGGGGAAGAAAATGAATCAATTACATCTTTTACAGCAGCCAATAAGTGAATTTGTTTTTATTGAAGGAAGCCAAGTGGTAACAGACAGTCTAACAATGGCTCAAATGTTTGGAAAAGAACATAAAAATGTAATCCGAGATGTTGAGGTCCAGATAGAAAAATTGATTGAAGCAAATGAAATGGAATGGGGGCAGCTCAACTTTGAGCGTACCCAATATCAGCATCACCAAAATAAACAATGGTATCCAAAATTCAATCTTACAGAAGATGCATTTGCAATTGTTGCAATGAGCTACATAACACCAGAGGCAATGAAAATGAAAATTAAGTTCTTACAAGAGTTTAAACGAATGAAAGAACATATTCAAAAGTTACAGCAACAACCGAAAAGTGTTGAAGATGCAATTATCTATAGTATGACTGAACTCAAACAAATAAAATCACGACAAGATCATACGGATGAAGAAATGAACAAAATGAAACTTCTGGTAGATAACGAATTATGGCTTACTGAGCAACACAAAGGAGCTGTACAACGAAAAGTAAAACAACGTGTTTTTGAACTTAAAAAAGAAGGTTATGACAATGCATCGTATCAGGGAATCTACGGCGCATTAAAAAGACATTTCGGTGTCGCTAAATACGATAAAATACCAAGAAAATATTATCAAAATGCTATGCGATTTATCGCAGGATGGTATCCACCAGAAAGACCTAGTGCATTAGATGACTATATTTCTTAACCAATAAAATTAAAATTTTATAGAAAAGGAGATATGAAAATGATTAGTGTTCAAGTCGATGAAAAAGAAGTAAGAAATCTTTATCTTGCAAAAGTTGAAGAAGTAGTTAAAGAAATCGATGCGGAGTTAGTATATTGGGACGCTAACGAGTTAAAAAGAAGAACTTGTATGGGATGGAATACCATCCAAAAAACATTCTTTTTTGACCCTAGATTTCCAAAACACAAAGTAGGTGGTAAATGGTATTTCCCAGCTCAACAAGTAAAAGAGTTCTTGTTGCAATGGATATCTGAACAGTAAGGAGGTGATCTAGTGGAAGATACAACATCGTTAGTTATATTCGCAATGTTTATCGCATGTAGTGTTGGATTAGGATACATCACTTATGAACCAATAAAACAATGGGCTTGGAGTGATGTTAAAGAAAATAAAAAGACCCATGGCAGTGGGTCCCTTAAAAAAAACAAGTTTCTATAAGTATATCACGGAAAGTAGGGAAATAGTACATGCGTTTAACTGAATATCAAGTGCTATTACCTAATAAATTCTGGGATTTAGCAGAGAGCAAGGATGAATTAAAGAAAATGATTGAACAGTATTTCAAAGTTGGTTATCCGCATTATGAAATTCAACGAATAATCAAAAGTGGACAAGCATACGTGGCAGTTTGTACAAGGAGGTAAATTAATGGCTAAATACAGACATGTTCAAACTACATTTTGGTCAGATCCAAAGGTTACAGAAGAGATGACACCAGAGGATAGATACTTTTATCTGTACCTAATGACAAATGAACATACAACTCAAATTGGTGTATATCAAATTACAAGGAAACAAATGGCTTTCGAATTAGGTTATTCCATAGAAAGCGCTAAAGCTTTGTTAGATCGTTTTACGAAGCATCATGAATTGATAGTGTATAACGAAGAAACAAGGGAAATATGTATTCTTAACTGGGGGAAATACAATCTGATTAAAGGCGGAAAGCCAATTGAAGATTGTATTCAAAAAGAGTTGAAAACAATTAAAGATCTATCTTTGGTGAAGCTTGTATTAGATAGAACTAAAAATGATGTGCTAGTTAAAAAAATCAGTATTATGGCTGGGTTTGACGATACGTACCACGATACGTCAACGATACGTGGACAAAAAGAAAAAGAAAAAGAAAAAGAAAAAGAAAAAGATACTACAACATCTTCTTCTGACGAATCAGATACAAAAGTATCAATTCCTTACCAAGAAATCCTTGATTATCTAAATGAAAAAGCGATTAAGAACTTCAACCATAAAGCAGAAAGCCACAGAAAGTTAATTAGAGCTAGATGGAATGAAGGTTATACAGTTGAAAACTTCAAAACCGTCATTGACAACAAGGTATCACAATGGCTTGGAAAGTTTGATAAAGAAGGAAACTCTCTCGATCAATATTTAAGACCAAGCACATTATTTTCTCTAAAACACTTTGATAATTATTTGAATGAAACGGTTAGTAAACCTAAATCTAATCAACAACAATACGGTAATCACATAGATATTCCGGGGTTTAAAGGAAATATGCCATTTTGACGAGGTGAACGGAAATGCAAAAAATGCAGAAATCATTTGAAAAGATAGCGGCATTAGAATTTGCAGATGAATATTGCGAAAACCATACATTTAGTAAAGGCGGACAAGTAACTGTAAAGCCAGTAAGAAAGATGGTTGATAAAAATGATGGTTCAATCTATTGCCCAAGATGCAAAGTAGAACAGCAGGATTCAGTCTTATTTCAACAAGCCAACAACTATTACAAGAAGATCAATAGAGAACGGCAAAAGAATCTTCTTTTTAAACATAGTGTTATTGAAAATCAATCAATTACAGAATCAAGGTTAGAATCCTATGAAACGGATTGTCCAGAAACTAAAGCAAATAAGAAAAAAGCTATAGCAATATTGGAGCGTATTAAAAAGGGCGAAACTCTAAACGTGTATATTGCAGGAATTCAAGGTGTAGGAAAAAGCCATTTAGCTTACGCAATGCTATATGAACTAGTAAGGCATTATTGGGCAATCTCTGATGGTGAAGCACTTAATGATGAATACGCATTTAAGGAAATGAAAAGTTGCTTGTTTGTAGAGATAGAGAAACTAATTCGTTTAATACAAGACTCATTTCGAAATAAGGAGTCAAAATACACGATGGATTATTGTATTAGTTTGATGGTTGATGCGGATTTTCTGGTTATTGATGATTTAGGAGCTGAAAGTGGCTCTATGAATAGAAACGGAGAAGCAAGCGATTTTGTTCATAAAATACTTTACGGGGTTGCTAATGGGCGGCAAGGAGCAAACAAAACAACAATTACTACATCAAATTTATCAAGCAAACAGCTATTTCAAAAGTATGATCCGAAATTAGCGAGTAGGTTATTAAATGGAGTATCCAAAGATGAAACAATCGTATTTAAAACAACGACAGATAAAAGGATTCTAAATTTAGATATTGGTTTCTAAGGAGGAATAAGCATGTGTGCATTATGTCGTAATACAGGAATTATTCGTAAAGAAACTTATCCGGGTGTTATTGAAACGAACGGTTGTAACTGTGAAGTAGCAAAGCAACAGCAAGAAGAAAATGATAAGCGTTGGCAAGCATGGTTAATAAAATTTGAATCAATGAAACAAGAATTAGAAAGAAGTAAACAACAAAAAGCTAGTTAACAAGGGGGAGGAAGCTATGAAAAATACAGGTGTTGCAAGAAAAGTGGACGAGCTAGGGCGTGTAGTAATTCCAGTAGAGTTACGCAGGAATTTGGGGATTATTGAAGGGACGGCACTAGGCTTTCATGTCGAGGGTGAAAACATTATTTTAAGAAAACAAGAAAAGTCATGCTTTGTAACAGGTGAAGTTTCGGAATCAAATATGGAATTGCTGGATGGAAGAATGTTTTTGAGCAAGGAAGGGGCAACGGAATTGCTGGACATTCTTGAAAAGAGTGTGAAGGTACATGCCTAAGCAATTGAATATTTTCGATGTAGAGCCAGCGATTTGCGAGTTTGATGTAATGAAAGCAAATGTAAAAAAAGGAACTGGACGCGTTACATATGCAGATGTACGTGTCCAAGTTCCAAGGAATGCAAAGGGTACGGATGAATTACCACGCACAACTAAACAAGATGATCGCTATGACATATTTGAACAATATGTAATGGCAATTTGGAGATTCCAACGCGCTGTAGATAAATTTTTTAGTTGGGATACAGCGGAAGAGTTATGTAAGGCAGCAAGGGATAAAAAAGAAATTATCCCGGTAAGGATTTATTTAGGAAGTGGCTTTAAACCTGATGTTGTCGAGTACATGAGGTAGTAAAAAGGGAGATGGACATATGAAAAAAATAGAAATTGATGTTAGCAGCAACAAGCTTTTAATAGTGAAGGACGGAAATGTAACAGCAGTAAATCCACCAATGAGCGGATTTGGTGAGCAAGTCGCGGTTTGGGTAAACGGTAAAGTTGATCGCGTGGATACTAAGTTTACTGAAAAGATAAAATAATCATTTTTAGAAAGTAGGTTCGCTTATGAGTGTAGCAAGAAATCATGAGGCGATGAAGGAATCAAGGTTGAAAATTTACATCGCTTTAGAAGAAGCTAACTTCATTTGGGATGAAAGAGATGTAGTTCGTTTTCGTGAAATGTGGAGTCAAGGTATGAGTTTACCAGAAATGGCAGAAGCATTAAGGAGACACCAAGCGGAGGTTGCGCTCCTTGTAATAGATCAGGCGGATAAGTATTTAATTGAAAATCGTCCGATAGGATTAGGAATTTGCTAAATAGGAAGGGGAAAACAAAATGAATGTTATGGAAAATGGCGTATTGGAAGCAACTAAATTAATTAGTGAAGCAAGAAAAGGTGGACAGGTTATAAAAGAATCTACGGTTTTACAGATTGCAAGCATTTTATCAATCGGAGAATTAAACGATTATCAAGAAGCAACATTACGTACTTGGAACAACAAAACTGATTTTGGAGGACGTGTTTCAAATGCAGCTTTAGGACTTACGGGAGAAGCTGGTGAAGTTGCCGATATTGTAAAAAAAGCAATTTATCATGGTCATGGATTTCAACCATCGCATGGCCCAGGAGAAGAGGATGGAAATACTCATAAATTAGCTTTAGAGCTAGGAGACATTATGTACTATGTATCAATTATGGCGCACGAACTGGGGTATACGTTACAAGATATTGCTGAAATGAATATTGCAAAATTAGCTAAAAGATATCCGGATGGGTTTAGTCGAGAAGCAAGTCAAGCACGTGTCGATGTGAAGTAAGACCGAATTTGAATTTTATAGAAAAAGGGGGGATAAAGATGTTGAGAGAGTGGAGTGAGCAAGAACGATTAGAAATTGAAGCTGAACAGGAAATGATTGCTCAAGCTGAACAAGATAATTGGAGAGAAGCAAACAATATGGATTAATGTTCGGTATTTGGTTTGGATTATCAGCTGATGGATCCGTTGAATGTTCGTTATTAGTAATAATTTATAAGTTAATGGATCCATTAAATGTTCGAGATTTAATACAAAAGCGTTATTTTGGAGGGAAAGAGAATGAGAGAAATTAAGTTTCGTGCGTGGGATGAAGAACTTAAAAAGATGTATTCAGGTGATGAAATTGAAGGCGAGGACAATTTGGATGCATGGTTATCCTATGGAGAGTTAGCGATATATCGAATTGATGACGGCGAATATATTCAACTAAAGCCATTACAGTACACAGGAATTATAGATGCACATGGAAATGAAATTTACGAAGGCGACATTGTCTATCAAGAATTTCATGATCGTATAGATGAAGGGGATGGATTTACAGGAGTAGTTAAACAAGAAGAGGGTGCGTGGTGGATTGATAATGAGGTAGATAATGGAACGCGATTATGGAGTGAAATAAATTTAAATCGCATAAAAGGGAATAGGTTTGAAAATCCAGAGTTGCTGAAAAATCTAACAAAATAGTTATTTGAATCAAAAAGAGCACCATTTGCCCTAACGGTGCTCTTCGACCAAGAACTATATTTTGTATTTTTTATAGTCCGTATAAGTATATGGTGTTGTTAATAAATAGTGCAACAAAAGAAACACATACTGTACAAATCGAATTGTGGGTTAAGGAAAAAATATCACATACCAAAGTGATAATAATGTAATCCATCCAATAGTAAGGGCTATGTATTTTAAAATTTTCATGAATGCTCCTTTTAAATATAAGGTGCACCAAGCTAAAGGATATTATTAATTTTTAAACAAAATTCTTATTTTGGAGGGGAATGGAGCGGATGAGACATACAAGAAATAGACAAATGACAAAAATAGGTGCAGAAAATTTTATGAGAATGAAGAATATCAAAATTTCAACGATACGAAAGCCTGATGGGAAATTTCCTAATAGATTAGATCCAACTTTTAAGTGGAAAAGGGATTTTGATAGTGTGTTTACAAATTTAATTTTCTTTCGTGGTGAGAGCGGTCAATTAAAGGTGGTACTAGCTAAAGAGTCCATGCAAAAGTTAAAAAAACAAGGGTGGATTAACTAAACAAAATCTTTATTTAAAAGAGTTCAGCCCCTAACGGTGCGCTGCTAGGGGCTGAATCTTGAGAACTTTTATTAAAATTACATGAGGTTGATCAGTGAATGTAACTATTGATTTCTCGAATTATAGCACTAAGTTAATTAAAGTTGCAACTCAATATTTGCATTTAGTGATAAAGGATATGGAGGGAATAAAATGACATACTCATCAATCGAATATTGTAATCAGTGTGATAAAGAAATAGCGTTTTGTGATTGTGTTTGTAATGAATGTGGTGGAGATTTGCATGATTGTGAATGTGAAGATAAATAAACAAAATCGTTATTTTAATTGGTTAAGCCCCTTGAAGGGCGCTTCAAGGGGCTAAGATTCGAGAACTTTTAAACTCTTGTTTAATTACATGAAAACTCCTTAAGGAGAATCTATGGTATTTTAACACTCAACTGATTATTTTGACAACTATATATTGATAAAAGAAACCCCGATTGTCGGCGGGGCTTCTAAGGGTAAATGTCAAGCAATGACGTACTCGACTAATTAACCATATCATGAATTTTTTGGTAAAAATACTGGTAAATGTGTCCAAATGTTATGGCCATTAATCTGAATGAAGAGGCTATTTTAGTTGTAGTTAGACAAAAAGGACCCACTATAAATAGCAGGCCCTTTCCTAAAATGGCAAAGAGTAACTCTTACCTTACTCTTCCACTATATAATACACCATATTTGACTGTTTGTGTAGAAAAATGTCGAAAAATGAAATGTTTTATATCAATTATAAGAAAACAAAGAAGCGAGAGTGATAATTGAACAAAAACGCTATTTTATTAGAAAAGGAGAATGTGAAATGAAAGACACTTGGAATGAGCAAGAGCGTTTAGAAATTGAAGCGGAGCAAGAAATGATTGTGCAGGTAGAAAGAGAAAACTGGATGGAAGCAAATAATATTAGCTATGAGTATTAATGTTCGGAATTTGATTTGAGTTTGCAGCTGCAGTTTAAGGATAATGTTCGGTTTTTAATAAAAATTTCATTTTGTCACAAATAAAAGAGCAGTTAGCCCAGTCTAACTGCTCGACACAAAGGTAATGATCTAGATGCATAGATATTATATGCCGAATTATTGATTTTATTCAAGAAGGAGTAAAGATGTCTTTAAGAAACAGGAGGAAAGAAACAAAAGAGCAGCTAGTAAAAACTAGCTGCTCTCCAGAAAAACGTTAAAAAGGAAGTTCAGAACTCAAGTGTATTTATAGTATGAACAAGATTTGGGGATTTATTCAAGGAGGAATGGATATGGAAAAGTGGCCAGAGAAAAGAATCGAAGCGTATAAGCATTATGTGAAAACAGATATGGAGATACTAAAAAATTGTGAAAGTAGAATAAAGGTTTTGCAAAAAGAATTACAAGATCTTGAAAAGCAAAGGGAACGGAAAATAGCTGAAGTCGATAGGCAAGTCACTCAACTATATTACCAAGGTTGGGAAATGAAACATAGTGAATGGGTACGAATAGCAGATACACAATAAAAGAGCAGCTAGCAAAAAGCTAACTGCTCGGGTGAATAAGAAGAACGCAATGGTCATTCGTATTCAACCTTGGTGTATCTATATTTTAAACATATTTTAGAAAATTATTCAATAAAAGAGCAGCTAGCAAAAGCTAACTGCTCGGGTAATGGAATATGGTTCGAAATGGGTTGTCTACAGTATTGACGCAATATTGAGTTTTATTCACAAAGAACTACGATTAACTTAATGCATAGCCAACAATCAAAGTTAGTGTTAAAAACACTGATAATAATAATGTTAGTAGAACTGTTACTATGCTTCTAAGCATTGCTATCCAATTATCTACCTTAGAGAATCCTATAATACCAGCAAAAAAAGTTCCTATTGAAAAAATGAGTACGAAAAATAAAGGGTGGATAGGTAGCGAATTCATAATGAACAATTTCGTTTCAGATGAGGCTATCGAACCAATTTCAAGATATAAGAGGAATAAACCAATGCAAATAAAAGAAAAAATAAAGGACCATAGATTAATGTTATGTTTCATTGCTTTCTCCTATGTAATTAAAATATTTACATTTGATTTTACTGGAAAATTAAAGGGAAAGATAGCGATTATAAATCGAAATAAATTTTTTAACAAAATAATCCTTTTAGAAAGAGGTTGTTAATATGAATAAAGAAAAATTAAGTTTAATTGAAAAGAAAATTATAGATACGAAGAAAAGAGAATTATATAAAGAAGTGACTGATTTAGCTCTGGATATTAGAGAGAAAAAGCAGGATATCATTACAAAAGTGAAATTAATGGGATGCGATAAGACAGAAGCATTATTAAACAGCATTTTGGTTGAATCTATTTTGAATGATAACTTGCAGAGATTTAATGATGTTTATTGGCATAAAGAAGTTGAAAATGCATTATTAGACAATGGTATAAATGAGATTTTAGATAAGCAATAAGAAAAAAGAATATAGTCCGGCTAGAAAACTAGAGGACACCAATTCATTGAAGCAGCAATTAAAGCTGTTTTAGGAATAGGTGTCCTTTTTATTTTGAAAAGGGAGATGGGGAAATGAAGGCACTAAGAGATCAATTACGTGAATGGAAAAAGCAATCCAAACAAGGAAAGAAGAAAAAGCAGAAAAAAAGAAAAGAAAAATTAAGTACTCGTGATATTGAAGATTTAATGGGAATTCGTGGACCGCGTTATGAACGTAGACGCGGAGCTTTAAGACAAAAGTAAAATTATTTAAGGAGGAACTCAAAATGAGAGAACAGTTATTTTTTAATATGCCAGTTGTTGATACAAAGAGAACAAAGAAAGCGGTAGAAGAAGTGTTGGGGAATTATCGTGAGTATTTGAATACATTACCAAGTAATCTAATGCCGAAAGTAACGACAATGTTTTCAGAGGTTCCTCCGACATTTACAAATCAATTCCATAGTTCTACTGAAGATATTGCTATTGAAAGAATTGAACTAGAGCAACAAAGAAAAGAATACATGGATTGGGTACATGAAGCTGTAAATACGTTAAAACCTGATGAAAGATATATTATTTTTAAAAGTTATATGGAAGAAGAAATTGAATCAGACTTAAATATTTGGCTTGAATTAGGTGTAGGAAAGACAAAGTATTATAAGTTAAAAGGTTCAGCGTTACTACGTTTAGCGTTTAATTTAAAAGTGGAAGTATACAAGAAGAAAGCAAAACGTAAGGAGGAGGTGAAGAATGTATGAATCTTGTTCAGCCCATTAGAGATAGGGAAGCAATCCAGGAAATGAAGGAGTTTTTCAAGGAACAGAATGAAAGAAACTACATTCTGTTCCTTCTTGGTATTAATACAGGATTACGCATATCGGATATATTACGCCTTCGTATTCGTGATGTGGAGGGTTGGAGTATCTTTATTCGTGAAAAGAAAACAAAGAAGGTAAAGGAAGTGAAGATGCCTCCAGAATTAAAGAAGGCAATACGTGAGTATGCGAAAGGGCGACCGAAAAATGAATTTCTTATTAAGAGTAGGAATGGTAAGAATAAACCAATTACTCGATCCATGGCCTACGTCATATTAAATCAAGCAGCAAAAGAGTTTGGCTTAGAACGTATTGGGACGCATTCTCTCCGAAAAACATATGGATACCATCACTATAAGCAGTTTAAAGATGTGGCAGTGTTACAACAAATGCTCAACCATACAGATCAAAAAGAAACACTAAGGTACATTGGGATAGAACAAGATACGCTAAATGATTATCAAAAGAAATTTAAAATCTAGAGACCTATATTTTTTCAGGTCTTTTTTGAATTAGCCACAAAAGAAAAGTGTCAAATTCATTTTGAAGAATTAAAGCAAAGCCTTGTTACTCTAGGGAAAAACGGAATAGGTCAATTCAACACTCTATGGTTTATAGTGAATTCATTTCTAAGGATTAAAGAACATATTCGTTCAAAACTATGCGAAAAGAGGCTGAAAAACGATGTGCAAAAATACAGAAATAAAAACGCGAACTATTCGTGAACTATTTGCGAACTATTTACGGACACATTTTGGTTTTTAACATGATATATTTGTATTGTGAGAAATGGCGGAAAACATTTTTCGCAGAATTCCTGATAATGAAAATGGATTGTCATGACCGGTGACGATGGTTGCAGATTGGATGAATAGTTGTTTCTTGATTTCATATTCAACTGCAATTTATGTTATTCAAGCGAAGAAGGGCTTTTGCTCTTCTTTGAGCTAACAACATCCTAGGTAGACAGAATTAGGAGAACCTGATAAGTTTTCCGATGGTGTCTGTCTTGGTTGTTAGCTGAAAGAAGAATAAAACTTCACGTACCACAATTAAAATACAAATGAATAATTGAGAGAAAAGCATCCATTCGGGTGCTTTTTATTTTGGAGGAGGATGAGGGATGGAATCTATAACAAAAATAATTGCTGATTTAGAAAAAAGAGTTGACGATTTACAAAGAGATAAAGAAGGTTTAATCCAAACGTTAGAGTGTGTTTTAACGAAGGTAGAAGCAGTGAATAGAAAGGTCGATATGTTAGAAGAAGCGTTAGCAACGAAAGCTGATATAACTCATGTTCAATAAGTGGTTAAACAATCTGAATTAATTAGAAAGAAAGTGGTGAAAGTTGATGAATAAAGCTGAACTTATTCAAAAGAAAATAGAAGAAGGAAAGTTAAGTATCAATGAAGCAAGAATATTAATGGACTTGGAACCTATTGAAACAGATGCGTGTTTTAGAACGGTCAATAACAAATTAATGGTTGAAGTAGGTGTAGATACAACTGAGGCGTTAGAAGGAATTAAAGAAGTAACTGAAGCTGCTAACGAATGTGCAGATGCGTTGGAGAAGTTGGAAAAGGTTATGGGTAAATTTACAAATAGAAGTTATACAGTGGAACTCTATTGTGAAAGTAAATTGTTATCGAAATCTACAGTTAATCATACAGCTGATTCAAAAATGATTAAACCAACCTCTGCAAGAACAGAGGCTGGTATGTATGAGCTTAGAGATAAAGCTAAAATTAAGTTTAAGCACACTACTTCTAAGGGATCTACATGTATAAGAGAATTACATGGTTTAGATCATCTTTATTGTAGTATGTGTGGAGCGTCAATCGAAATTGAAAAAACGGAAATAAAGCTTTAGTTTTTCGCTTTGATTAATAGGACATCATACCATGATGGTTTGTAGGTAGAGTCTTTATCGTAGTTTTCTAAAATCGAATTGAATAACTCTAAAACTTTCATGCCTTCTTCTAGAATCTCAAAAGCTAGTTGATTATCTTCATTTTGTTTCATTTCTCTATAAGAATTTCCAATTATTACAGATTGAACATTAGATTTATGGTTAGCGTATTCTAGTTCAATCCGCTTTTTTCTAGATTCAATCCAATCTTGTGGATCGGAAGCCTCTAAAGATATTAAATCTTGGTATTCTAATTCTAAATCGATTAACCTGAGCACGAACCCTCTGACAGAAGGGAATTTAAATTGATTTTCGATATCAAATAGTAAAAGTAATTCTTCTCTTTCTCTATGCATAGTAACACCTCCTTTCTGCATACTTAATTCGACACAAAATAAGAATATCCTACAAAAACATTAATTAAGGAGTGAGATAAATGAAACTAAATAAACAAGAACAAGCGGTTATAATCAGCACATTCATTTCGATGGTGGGAACAGATCTTGTAAATGAGCGTATCGATAAACAAAAATTAGAAAGTGTGCTTCCTATCTTTAATGAGATGGAAGATAACACAACACCAAAGCAAAGAAGAGAAGCAATGATTAGTTTGCTCGATAAAACAATAGATGAATTCTTAAAACAATAGCCATAAAAAAAGGAAAAGCAACTCGCATGGGGGCGAATCACTTTTCCAGATGGCAATGTTAATTTCATTATAACAACTTGTATTTATTTGTAAATATATAATCGGAATATTCTTTTAAATGAGGTGAGGTAGATGTGTGAGCATAAGTACCAAGTACTAGATAGCGAGACTACTTCTTTCTGCTTGGATGATAATCGTTATGTTATAGATGTATCGGCTACTTTCTACTGTGAGAAATGCCTTGATATTCAACACCGAGAGAAGCGGATTGATACAGGTACGATTGAGGTAAAGGATAGTGAATGAATATAACACCAAGCAACAACGAAAGTTCTACGATAAATACAAACGGGATAAAGAAGCGAAGAAGTTCTATGATAGCACAGCGTGGCGAAGGTGTAGAGAGCTAGCGTTGATACGAGATAGCTACCGTTGCCAAGAGTGTATGAAGCATGATCCATTGATACCAGTACCTGCTGATATGGTCCATCATATCAAAGAAAGAAGTGAATATCCTGAACTTGCATTAACATTAGAAAACTTAATTAGTTTATGTAATGCATGTCACAACAAAGAACATCCTGAAAAGGGTGGAGGGAAAAAGAAAAATAAAAGAAAGATTCAGTTCGTAAAAGTAAAAGCGAACAAAGAATTCATATAGCCCCCCTCCTTTTATTGTTCAGAGCCGCTTCCGCCCAGACCGGCTGCCACCTTCGTGTGCAGCGCAAGTGGTTTTTCTAAAGGGGGGTAAACCCTAAAAATAAGAGCTTTTTAATTTTAGATCGATACTTTTTATCCATAAAATGTAAGTGGGGTGATGTCGTGGATAAAGGATTGAATGAAAGGAAACCGCCTACTCATTTAAAGAAGGTAGGAAAAGACACTTGGATTCGTATTTGGTCTGTTTTAGAAGGAGAAGGTAAGGCTGATATCAATGATCCAATTGTAGTTGAAGCGATTGCCTTCAGTTATCAAATGTTTAGGGAAATGGCAGCCAATGTTAAAAAAGAAGGTCTGACAATGGAGTATACAAATAAAGCAGGCGCTACAAATCTAACTAAGCATACTTTAATTCCAGAGATACCTAAGTATTTACAGCAGATTCGTCAATATTTAGGGGAGCTAGGGTTGACTGGGGCAAGCCGGAAAAAGCTTCAGGAAGAGTTAACTGGAGATTCTGATGATGATTACGACAACTTCTAAGCCATCTGAAATAGCTAAGTGGTATAAAAATTGGCGAAATGAACAGATACAGCATTTTAATATTTTGATCGATCCATCTCCTGAACTAAGAACAACATGGTATGCCGAACAAGTTGTGAAAGGAAACATAATAGCTAGTAAGAAAAACATCTTGTCTTGTCAGCGTCATCTAAATGATTTAAAGAGACAGGGGACTGAGGAGTTTCCTTGGATATTTGATGAAGAAAAGGCTCATAGACCAATACGATATATCGAAAAATTTTGTCGTCCATCAAAAGGTGACTATAAAAGGTTAGTTCTTCAACCGTGGCAACACTTTGTTATAGGTTCTTTATATGGATGGATTCATAAGGATACTGGTTATAGGCGCTTTCGTGAGGGCCTTATTTTTATTGGGCGTAAAAATGGGAAAACGACAATGATTTCTGGTTTGTCTAATTATGCTGTTGCTAAAGATAATGAGCCAGGTGCTCGTGTTTATGTTTTGGCAAATACAAAACAACAAGCTGGAGAATTGTTTGATGAAAGTCGTGCAATGGTTCAAAAATCCCCCCTTCTTCGGAAGCATTTACGTGAAAATCAGAAAGGCATTTTTCATGATAAAACGCATTCTAAAATTGAACCTCGCGCATCTGACAGTAAGAAGCTAGACGGATTAAATACACATCTTGGTATTTTTGATGAAATACATGAATTTAAGAATTTCAAGTTAATCAATGTTATTAAAAAATCACGTGGTGCACGTAAACAACCAATGATTGTTTATATCACTACAGCAGGGTATCAGCTTGAAGGACCGCTTGTTCAATACTATGAAATTGCAACGGATGTTTTGGAAGGGGTTATCGACCAAGATAGAAAGTTTTATTTCATGGCTGAAATGGATAATGTAGATGAAATTGAGAATCCTGAACTATGGATTAAAGCAAACCCTAATATGGGAGTTTCGCTAGACCTTCCATCGCTTATTGATGATTGGAATACAGACAAGCATACGGATGCTGAAAAAAATGACTGGATTACAAAGCAATTTAACATCTTTGTTGATAATGATGAAATGTCCTTTGTTGGTATTGAGATATTAAAAAGGAATGAAGGAGTTATTGATATAAAGGGATTAGCTGGTAAAGAATGTGTTGCAGGTTATGATTTATCTGCAACAGAAGATTTTACAAGTGCTTGTTTAGAGTTCCCTTTAGATGATGGAAATGTTTTTGTATTATCTCATAGTTGGGTTCCGCAGGCTAAAGTTGATCGTGATAACGAAAATATTAGCTTTAAAGAGTTTAAAGATAAAGGTTGGCTCACTATTATCCCTGGTGAGTATGTGAAATATGAGTATGTGTATGATTGGTTTGTTGAGCAATCTGAACACTATTTCATAAAGAAAATTACTTATGATCCAGCCAATGCTTATCGTTTAAATGAAGATTTGAAAGCATATGGATTTAAAACTGAACCAGTTCGACAAGGTCATTTAACTTTAAGCCCAGCATTAAAGGATGTAAAAGAATTGTTGTTAGATGGAAAAATAATTAGTAATAAAAACCGTCTTTTCCGTTGGTATATGAACAATGTAAAGCTTGTGGAAGACAGGAACGGGAACTTTTTACCATCTAAACAGAGTAAATATCGAAAAATTGATGGCTTTGCAGCGTTTTTAAATGCTCACACAGAAGTAATCCCTATGTTATCTCAATTACAAGGTGATGGAAATATTGAATTTATATCAGTTAACGATCTTTTTAAATAGAAAGGCGGTGAGAAATTGAAACTGATTAATCGTGTTAAGGGGGCAATTAAAGGAGCTTCATTGGGATGGAAAGGTGCTGGATATGACTTCACTTCATGGTTTGGAAGGAAGTTTTGGGGTATTGATAATGCGAAGTTAGCTACAAATGAGACGATTTTTAGTGTGATTAGCAGATTATCTAATACAGTAGCATCTTTGCCATTAAAGCTTTACAAGGATTATGACACGGTTTTTAACCAAGTGTCTGATGTTGTGATTAATGAACCGAATCCAAACATGACCGGATTTGAATGGATAAATAAAATTGAAGTTTCAAGAAATGAAACTGGAAATGGATATGCAGCTATTATCCGTGACATTCGATTTCAAGTGGAATCATTAATCCCTATTGAATCCGCTTATGTAACGCCTTTTTTAAACACTGATGATAATAATTTGTGGTATGAGGTACGTGGGATTGAAGGTACATATTATATCCACAATATGAACATGTTTCATGTTAAACACATCACAGGTATTTCAAGATGGAAAGGTATTTGTCCAATTGATGTATTGAGAAATACTCTTGAATATGATAAGGCAGTACAAGAATTTAGTTTGTCAGAAATGCAGAAGAAAGATAGTTTTATTTTGGATTATGCAACACAGGTAGATACTGACAAGAGACAAAAAATCATTGATGATTTTAGACGATTCTATCAAGAGAATGGTGGTATTTTATTCAGGGAACCAGGTGTGAATATAGAAGAAATGGAGCGGAAATACTTCGCTTCAGATACGTTAGCATCAGAACGGATTACTCGTTCAAGGGTTGCTAATGTTTTTAACGTTCCGGTTACATTTTTAAATGACACGGAAGGACAGAGTTATAGCAGTAATGAACAGTTGATGATTCAGTTTGTTCAAATGACTTTAACTCCTATTGTTCGCCAGTATGAGCAAGAAATGAACCGTAAGTTGCTGAATAAAAAAGAACGGCAAGAAGGCCATTACTTTAAATTTAACCTTGGAGGGCTGTTAAGAGGTGATACGGCTTCAAGAACAGCTTATTATCAAGCTGCAATTAGGAGTGGATGGTTATCACAAGATGATGTTCGTCAAAAAGAAGATGAACCGCCTGTGGGTGGTAATGCTTCAAAACTTTGGGTAAGTGGTGATCTATATCCGATTGATATGGACCCAACTCAACGGAAGGGGGTGAAAAACGGTGGCAAAGAACAAACAGAATAAGTTTTTTCAAATGAAAGCATCTGCCAATGGTAAAACGGCTGATGTTTTTATTTATGGAGAAATTACAAAGTATGCATGGGAAGAGTATGGAGAAGTATCTTCTATTACGTTCAAAAATGAACTTGATGAATTAGGTGACGATATTGAAACGATCAACCTTTACATCAATAGTCCAGGTGGATCTGTCTTTGAAACCATGGCTATTATCGCAATGTTACAAAGGCATCAGGCGAAGGTTATCTCTTATATTGATGGAATAGGCGCTTCATGTGCGTCAGTATTACCAATGATTTCAGACAAAATTATTATGTATGCTAATTCAATGATGATGATTCATAATGCGTGGACATACGCATCAGGAAATGCCAATCAGTTACGTAAAGCAGCGGATGACATTGAACGTATTAACCAGTCGATGGTACAACACTATTTAACTCGTGCTGGCGATAAGTTAGATGAAGATACATTAAAACAATTACTAGATGCAGAGACATGGTTATCAGCTGAGGAAGCAATGAATTATGGACTTTGTGATGAAATTATCTCAGCAAATAATGCGGCAGCATGTCTAGATGAAAAATGGATGAAAGAATACAAAAATGTTCCACAACAATTAGTAAACGCACAAGCTAACATACCATCCAACGAAATGTTAGAAAGACAAAAAATTGCCGAAGAAGCGAAAGCTAATGCGGACTATATAAAGACAATTTTAGGAGGAATTCATTTATGAAAATGAAAAATAAATTTCGATTATCTCTTGGTAACTTTCAATACTTTTCAAAAAATACATTATTTGAATTAAAGCAAAATTTATCCACTATTGGTCAACAGCTCCAAAAAGTAGAGAATGAGCTTTCTCAGAAGGCAATTGATCCATCTGCAACCATGGATAGTCTTCAAGCGTTACAACAATCTAAGAAAGACCTACAGATGCGTTTCGATGTAATTAAAGAACAACATGATACGATGGAAGCTGAACAAAAAGCACAATTCCAAAGTCAAACTGGTTTGCAAGCGATTGAAGATCCAAAACAAAAGGTAGTTGCAGCGAAAGCAGAATTGGTTCGGGCAACAATTCGCGGTGGTACCTTATCACAAGAAGCGCGAGCGGCTCTTGGTGATAAAAATTCCACAGGTGGAGAAAAGATTCTTCCAAGTACGATGACGAACGAACTATTACATGAGCCATTTGTTAAAAATCCATTAAGAGAGGTATCTACATTTACAAGTGTGACTAACCTTGAAATTCCCAAAGTTACATTTACATTAGATGATGACGATTTTATTGCTGATACAGAAACAGCGAAAGAATTAAAAGCTGAAGGTGATGTTGTAATATTTGGGCGTAATAAATTCAAGATTTTTGTCCCTATTTCAGAAACTGTTTTAGCAGCAACTGATACAAACTTAGTACAAACAGTAGATCAAGCACTAGAAAGTGGTTTAGCAGCAAAAGAGAAAAAAGTAGCATTCACAACAACTCCTAAAGCAGGAGAAGAATCCATGTCATTCTATAAAGCTGGTATTAAAACTATTAAAGGTGCTAATTTATACAAAGCTATTAAGTCAGCAATTGCAGATTTACATGAGGATTTCCGTGCAAATGCAACTATTAAAATGCGTTACGCTGATTATCTAGATATAATTGAAATGCTTGCAAATGGTAGCGCTACTTTATACAATGCTCAACCAGAACAGGTTTTAGGTAAACCGGTTAAGTTCTGTGATTCAGCAGTAAATCCTGTTGTGGGTGACTTCCGATATTCGCACTTCAACTACGATCCGAAGATGATTTATGATCGTGACAAAGATGTGAAAACAGGTATTGAACTGTTTGTTTTAACAGCTTGGTTTGATCATAAAATTAAGCTAAAATCAGCATTCCGTATCGCAGAAGTACAGACTACACCCTAATCCTCCCCAGGGACCAACAGGATTAAAAGTTGATTCAACTACGGTAACAACGGCCAACATTAGTTGGTCTCCTGTTGTCTATGATGGGGGCATTAAAGAATATCAAATAATCCGTAACGGAAAACAAGTAGGAACATCGGTAACAACAACATATAAAGATACAGGTTTGACAGGTGATACAACGTATTCTTATCAAATAAAAGCTGTAGCCAATAATGGGTTAATTTCATCTTTAAGTGATGAATTATCAGTAAAAACAAATGCTTCAGGATCGTAGGTGATAGTATGCTGGAGCTTATAAAAGGGAAATTAAAAATTGATGGGAATGAAGAGGATACTGTTATTCAGCTTCTAATTGATGGAGCAAAAGAAGCTTTATTAGGATCTGGTGTTCCTGAAAGTGAAAAGGCACTCTACAAAATAGCAGTAATTACACATGTCTTATTAAACTACGAGAATCAAGATAAGTCATTAAATGTCCCTGCATTAAAACAGTCATTAGAAACTACTATATTGCAACTAAGGGACTATAATAATGGTGATAATCATGAATCCAAGTAAATTAAATAAACGAATAACAATTCAACAAGAAATTACAAATAAAAAAGATGAAGAGGGGAATCCAATTCCATCTGAATGGAAAAATGTTGTCACTGTTTGGGCAAGAGCCAAAACACCATTTGGAAAGGGATTTAATTATGAAATATTCGCTGGAAATACCGAGAATGCGGTACGTACAGTGAATTTTTTTATGCGATTTCGTAGGGGAATTGATTCGAAAATGCGAGTTTTGTATGATAATCGACTCTTTGAAATAAAAGCTGTTGTAGATGTTGATGAACAACATAAAGAAACATGCTTGGTGTGTGAGGAGCGATCTATATGGCAGAAGTAACGACCTTTGGAATACAAGAAGCAATTCAGCGTTTTGAAGCTTTAGGAAGAAGTGTAAAAACAATTGAAAACTCAGCATTAAAGAAAGGTGCTGGGGTAGTAAGGGATGCTTTAGAGGCAGAAAGTCCAGTAAGTGCACATCCGAAACCACCTTCACCAAAAGAATCATGGAGAACAGGTAAACATGCAAAGGATGAGGTGCTTGTCGGAAAAATAAAAACTCGAAATGGAGTCAAATCAATTAGTGTGGGGTGGGAAAAAGATGATAATTCTCCACACTTTTATATGAAATTCCAAAATTGGGGAACCAGTAAAATGCCCCATCCACCACATAAAGGGTTTATAGAAAAGACAGTAACTCACACGGAAGTAAAGGCAGTTCATGAGATGCGAAATGTCTTTGCAGCGGCATTGCAAATCGTATGAGATTTTTAGAAAAGGATGTGTTACGTGCTCTTACAAATCCTTTTATTGTAGAGAAAATTGGTGGAGAATATATCTACAATATGGTTCGTGGTGATGATAACGGAAAAACATGGATTACTTATTCTGAGCTAGATAATGGTGCTGGGAGATACGCAGAGGGTGTGGAATCTACCAGCATTATTTTATTTCAAGTAGATATTTGGTCCTTTAGTCCCGTGAAGGGGGATTTAAAAGAAGCGGTACACACCTGTATGAAAAATATAGGATTTCAGCGTATTACAACAGCAAATTTATATGAACCAGATACGAAAATCTATCATTATGGTATGAGGTTTCGTACAGAATTAAAAATTTAGGAGGAAAACAAAAATGGCAATTGCAGTCGATTTTAGAGATTTACATTATGCGATTTTGACAGAAACACCAGATGGTAAGTTTACGTATACGGCACCTAAGAAAATTGGAGATGCAGTAAGTGGCAAAGCTTCACCTAAAAATGAATCTGTAACGTTCTATGCAGAAGGAGGTCCACTAGCAACAGCAAGTGCTTTTGGTGGTGTAGAAATCGAATTAGAAACAGCGGATATTTCATTATCTACTTACGCTGAACTATTAGGGAAGAAACTAATTAAAGGTCAGGTAATCGATAATGTAAATGATGTTGCTCCGTATGTAGCGTTATTATATCGTTTACCAAAAGACAATGGGAAAAACCGTTTTTATTGCTACTACAAAACGAAATTTGAAATTCCTGAAGATGAGCACAAGACAGCTGAAGATAAACCAACTTTCCAATCAGCTAAAATTAAATGCAAAGCGATCCAACGTTCAGATGGAAACTGGAGACATCGTTTAGATGAAGAAGAAACAGGATATGATGCAACCGTTGCAGCGAACTGGTTTAAAACAGTTCCAGCACCACCAACAGAAACAGCGCCGTCACTTAGCAAATAAAATTATAAAAAAAGGTACAGCTTAATGCTGTGCCTTTTATTTATGAAGGGAGATTCAATCATGCAAGAAAATCAAAAGACAGAATCATTTAAATTGGTTTTAAATCTACCCACTGGTAAAAAAACTTTTTTCTTACCAACATATATTTCATCTACGGATGGTTTTGAAGCAGCTGAATGGACAGAAAAATTAAATGTTGAAAATGTTCGTTTTGATGTGCTAAAAGAGGCTACTCATTTTGTTGTCAAAGTGTTTGGAAATCGATTTACGGTGGAAGAATTTCTTGAGGGAGTACACATTTGGTTTTTAACATCAACTATTTATGCTATTTGTTTAGCCATTGTAGGTCGTATAGCTGAGGCTGTGGCAGTTATTAATGCTATTGACTCAAAGACAAATTCAGCAAAAAAAAAGAGACAGAGGAACAGAAAGAACCGTTCAAACCAACAGAAATGATGTTAGGAATATACAATATGTTACAAGATTCAGGAATATCCCAAGCAGATATTAATCAGATGGATTTAGTGCTTTTCTTTAAAACATTAGCTTATAAGAAAAAGCAAGAAGATAAAAAAGTAGTCCGAACAGCAAATCAAGCACCAGATTGGTTGTAAAGGTAGGTGAGATAAATGGCTGGAGATATGGAAATTGGCGCACGAGTTACGCTTGATACCCAACGTTTTGAAAATGGAGTAGCAGGAATTAATCGTGGTTTACGTTTGCTAGATTCTGAGTTCAATTTAACAAGTGAAAGAGCTAGATTGCTTGGTAATTCTGTTGAACAGTTACAAAACAAGTTAACTCATTTGAATGAAAAATTCACATTACAAGGTCAAAAGGTAGAACATTACCGCCAGAAAATTGAACAAGCAAGACAAAAACAAGAGCAATTACAAGCCTCAAATCTAACATTGGCAGCATCAATGGAACGTCTTGAAACACAATATAATCAAGCAGTTCAGACCTTTGGGAAAAATTCGCAAGAAGCGAAACAATTGAAACAAGAATTAAAGCAATTGCAAGCTGAATATACAGCGAATGGACAGGCATTACAAAGATTAAATACACAAATTGATAACAATACAATTGCTATGAATCGTGCTGAAACAGCTCAGGCACGAATTCAAAATGAGATAAGAGAGACAAATCGTGAATTAGCTGAACAACAAAATCGCCTTCACCGTACTGGAGAACGGATGCGTGATACAGGGAATAAAATGCAAGATGTAGGCGGACAGGTTGGTACTACCTTTGCAGCCATGACAGGCGTTATTGGTGCTGGGCTTGCGATGGCTGTTAAAGAATCTATGAACTTCGAACAGAAAATGGCTGATATTCAAGCAGTTTCTGGTGCGACTGGAGAAGAGATGAAACAAATTGGTGACCTAGCAGTCACTATGGGGGAAAAAACAAAATACTCTTCTGTGGAAGCAGGACAAGGAATAGAGGAATTAATTAAAGCGGGGGTAAGCCTCACTGAGATTATTAATGGCGGTTTGGAAGGTGCCTTAAACTTAGCGACAGCTGGAGAACTAGAATTAGGAGAAGCAGCTGAAATTGCATCGACAGCTTTAAATGCGTTTAAAGCTGATCATCTTTCAGTAGCAGATGCAGCCAATATTTTGTCGGGAGCAGCAAACGCATCAGCTACTGATGTAAGAGAGCTTAAATATGGTTTATCGGCATCATCAGCAGTAGCAGCAGGAGCTGGTTTGACATTCAAAGATACAGCTACAGCTTTGGCAGTATTTGCGCAAAACGGATTAAAGGGTTCCGATGCAGGTACATCTTTAAAAACCATGCTAATGCGCTTAAACCCATCTACAAAAGAAGCATACAACAAAATGCGTGATTTGGGTCTTATTACGTACAATGCACAAGCTGGTTTTGATTTCTTGGTTAAAAACGGTATTCAACCAGCTTCCAGAAATGTAGGGGATATAGAAGTAGCTTTAGAAAAATATGTAATGAAAACAGAAGGCGTTACGAAATGGAATGATAAATGTGATACAACATTCCGCGAATTAGCAACCAGTTCCGCTTTTTTATCTTCAAAATTCTATGATCAGCAAGGACATATTCAAGGGTTGGATAAAATTTCTGGATTATTAAACGAATCTATGAAAGATTTAACGGATCAACAAAGAAGTATGGCATTAGAAACATTATTTGGTTCTGATGCAGTACGTGGTGCAACAATCCTTTATAAAGAGGGCGCAGAAGGCGTTAATAAGATGTATGGAGAAATGTCGAAAGTCACAGCATTAGAAGTTGCTGAGACGAAGATGAATACAACTAAAGGTAAAATTGAACAGCTAAGCGGTGCTGTAGACACTCTTAAAAAGTCCTTTGGAGATGCTTTGTTACCGATATTAGTTGACGTTGTAGAGGGTGTTCAAGGTGTAGTGGATTGGTTTAATAATTTAGATGAATCTACACAACAAATGATTGCTAAAAGCTCGTTATTAGCTTTTGGGATAGCAGGAGTAACAACAGCTGTAGGATTTTTAGCGATGGGTATCGGTGCTTTATTAGCAAATCCAGTCGCTTTAGCAATTACGGGAGCTGTTCTTGCTGTAGGAGCGCTAGGTATAGCAATTGTTGATCTGAACGAAAAATCCAAACAGGCACAAAATGATATGGATAAGTTTGGACAAAGAGTAAGTGACGCAACGAGTAAAGCAGCTGGTGCCTATGTGGATTTAAAAGATAAGGCTATCAATAACATGATGGATTTAAAGCTTAAAACAGGTGAAGAGGCGAATAAAGCAGCTGACGAAACCATTAAAGCTTTTCAAAGAATGACAAATGAAGTCATTAAAGAGTTAGAGGGAAAGAAAAGTGAATTTAATAAGATGTTTAGTCAGTTAATGGGAGCTGTCCCTGAGAGTGCCAAACAAACCTTAGAACAAGTTAAGAATAATGTCATTGAATCCATTAATAAAGAGATTGAAGTTGCTACACAAGCAGAAAAGATTTTGGAAGAGGGTATTAAAAGGTATCAAGGAGATACCATGAAAATGCCAAAAGATTTCGCTCAAAAATTCGAACAAGCATTACAGGTCGCTGACAAAAACGTTCAACAATTCTATACAAAAGCAAAAGAAATCACATCGATTTCGAAAGAGATTGAAGCTGGCGGAATGTTATCTTTAGATGCTGGAAAAAAACGGTTTGAAAGCATCATAAAAGTATATGAGGACGGTGTTAAATCTTTAGAGAAGCAAACTAAAGGTTGGCGTGAAAATGTAGAAAAAGCGTTTAAATTAGGTGAAATTAAGCCGGAAGAAAGAAAAGCAACTTTAGATGCTATTGCACTTTATGAATCTAAGCATGTGAATGATTTACAATCTATTAGAAATGATGGATTTAAAGTATTGCAACAGCATATGAAGGAAGAAGATGCTGAGATTTTAGCGTCGCAAGCCAAAAGGATTGAAGCAGAAGATAAAGGCTGGGGCGCACGCTTTAAAGCTGCATATGGATTTCGAGAAAAAGCAGCTGATTTAGAGCAAAGATTTAGAAGTGATCAAGAAAAGGCAGAAAAAGATTATCAAGATAAATTACTTCAGTATGAGTTGCAATATGGTAAATCTAAAATTGAAAGCATAGGAATGTATCTTTCTGAATTAAAAAAGGGTACAGAGTCATCTAGATTGTTAGCTGAATCAATGGCAAAAGAAATTGATGGGAAAATGAAAATTGATTTAGGACCCGCTGGGCAATTTACAATTGATACATTCTTACAGAAGCTTCAAAAGGGAGAATTAGATTCTTCAGCTGTAGCAACAGCAAATGCTAATAAACTGAAAGAAGTTTATAAAGTGGACCTATCACAAAGTGGTATTGAATCCATGCAAAAATGGATTGATGGTATTAAAACCAAAGATACTGGTGAAGTGAGAGAATTCCTAAGTAAAAATATGCAGGGTAATACCACAATTGATTTAGGAATCTATGGGAAAATGACAATGGACTCATGGATTACAGGACTTCAAACAGGTACTTTATCTTTTGATACTGTATTTCAGTTTTTCCAACAGCAAGTAAAAAATGGCGTGAAAGTAGATGCCACTCAAGAAGGTCAGAATAATATTCAAACTTTAATTAATGGGATGCAAATTGGAGCTTTATCTTTACCACAAGTAGCACAAACTATGGGGTTAGATATTAAAAGTAATGTTCAAGTTGATCTTGGAGAAGCTGGTCAATTTAATGTGCAGACGCTTGTGCAAGGGATGCAAAATGGCTCTATTAATGCTGAGCTAGCAGCAAAGGCGATTGCACTGTTAGTTGAAAATGGAGCTAAGTTAGATCTAACTCAGGTCGGATTTGATATAAGTCAAACACAGGCTAATGGAATTTCTGGTAATATGGCTCCAGAGAATGCAGCGACAGGAAAAAAACAAGCTGTGGAAGGAATTATGGGTAGTACCACTGATGGCGGTGGCGGAAGTAAGAGTGGTAGCGAACTAGGGCAAGGGATAATAAGCCAAGATGGCTATATTAAAGGGAGCGCATTGCAAGTAGTTGCTAGTGCTCATAACGCTTTTAGCACTATTAATGGAAACCCAGCAGGTAATCAAGGTGGGCAAGGTGTTGGAAGTGGTATTGTTAATCAAAAAGGCTACATCAGAGGAAGTGCTCTGGAGGCTGTTACGTCGGCTCATGCTGGTTTTAATACAATCAACGGTACTCCACAAGGGCAAAAAGGTGGTAGTCAGTTTGCTCAAGGGATGGAAAGTACAAAAGGACAAGCGAGATCAAGTGGTTCTAATGTAGCGGAAAGTGGAAATTCCGGTCTAAAAAGTGTTAGTTCGGTGAGTCCTGGTGAAGCATTCTCAAGTGGATTTGCTAAAGGTATTTCCAATGGTCAATGGAATGTACAAACTGTAGCCGCTAGTTTAGCACGAGGTGCGTTTGAAGCATTGAAAGCTACACTTAATGTAAACTCTCCGTCAAAGTTAACTAGGGATCAAGGGGGTAAACCTTTTAGTGAAGGGTTTGCTCTAGGTATTCAAAAGGGATCTTATATGGCTGAACGAGAGAGTCGTACACTTGGCTCAAAGGCAAATAAAGCTTTAGTGAACGAGTTAGCATTAGGTAGTACTTCGAACAAGATGCAATTTACAGGGGTTCAAATGGCAAATGGAATTGCAGAAGGAATTAAAACACAATATTCCGTTGTAAGGGATGCATTACAAAATACAGTATCAGGAGCTGTTAATAGTATACGTTCTTTAAAACCCGAAGAAATATTTAGTTTTCAGGGAGATGATCCGTTAACTAAATATTTTAATGCTATTTTTGTAGATGGAGATTGGCAAAACGATTGGATTACACATATTCCTGAAAGTATGCGTGATATGGTCAGAGAAATTGGTCGTCAAATGGAAAGGTTTGAAGGGCTTTCTGTTTATGATGTTGGGAACCTTTCTAGATGGAGAGAGGTGTTATCAGACAACCCTAATGTTGTTCAATATAGACCTGACAATGATAATCCAGACAAACAACCATATACAAAACAAAAACCTGTATATATTGAGATTCCAGTTGTATTGGAAGGACGGGAGATAGCAAGAGTAAGTCATCAATATATAACTGAATATCAAAATAGAGCACAAGAAAGAAACTCAGTCTTTTAGATTTGGGTTTCTTTTTTTGACAAAAGGAGTGATATGATGAGTTCTTTTTCATTTAATGGGGAACGGAAGAGTTATATTCACATCGAAAGAGGATGGAAAAGACCAATATGGGCACCGTTAAGAAGGAATTTCCTAAGTGTTCCGAGTTATCCAGGAGCAAGATTATTAAATACACAGACTGAAATGCGTGTGTTTTCTGTTCCTGTTGGTATTATTGCTCCATCTGGAGTTGATATGAAAATACTTAGTGAAGATATAGCGAGTTGGTTAATTACAGATCAACCAAAAGAACTTATTTTCGATACAGAACCTGACAGAACTTATTTAGCTGTTGTAGATGAAGAGTTCGATGCTGATGAGTTTGTAGAAATTGGACAAGGAAATTTAAAATTCATTTGTCCAATGCCATATAAATTAGGCAAAACAAATACTCACAAGTTTACTCAAGAGTGGTCTACAGAAACAACTTCTTATTTCACGAATAAAGGAAGCGTAGAAGCTCCAGCATTAATTGAAATGACAGTGAAAAAACCAAGTACCTTTTTAGATGTATGGTTTGGAGAGTATCCGCATAATCGTGATTATTTCAGAATAGGCTACCCTCTGACTGTGGAAGAAACCACGGTACAAGAACGTGAAAGAGTCATGTGGGATGAAATGGCTACTCCTATAGGATGGACACCTGTTACTGGACAATTCGATGATATGAAAGGGACAGGTACTTTTAAATCGAGGGGTGGTTATGCACTATATTGCGAAGATTACGGAAAAGAAGTAGGATTCTACGGTGCTATAGCCAAGAAAAATATTCCGGGCGGCCCATTACAAGACTTTGAAATGGAGGCATGGATGACTTTAAAGTCCAAAAATATAGGCGAAATGGGTCGTGTTGAAGTTCTTCTTTTAGATGAGGCTAGTAATGTGGTAGCCCGCATCAATATGAATGATCTATATGCGACTGCTGAAATTACAAGGGCACATATGAAAATTGGAAATAGCGGAACACCCAATAGTTTTCGAAAATTAGTTGATACAAGTGGATATTACTCCACTACATTTAACCAATTCCGAGGGCGTGTGCGTATCGCTAGGCGGGGGAAGGTGTGGTCTGTATATGTGGCTAAGTTTATAGATGGTACAGAAAAAGATGGTGCTTCGCTTGTAGAGCGTTGGATTGATGAAACAGGAAATCCGATGACAGAACGTAAAATTGCACAAGTAATGATTGCGATTTGCAAATGGGATAATCACGAGCCTGTTAACGAGATACAAATTGATGATTTAAAATTTTGGAAGGTAAACAAAGTTCCATCTAATGCACAACCATACATCTTTGATACTGGAGATAAAATTGTTATCGATACTGAAAAAAGTCTGGTTACAATCAATGGGAAGAATGCAATCAATATAAAAGAAATCTTTAGTAATTTTCCTATCGTAATACCAGGTGAAAATCGTATCGATATAATGCCACCTGATGTAAATGCAACAATCAGTTATAGGGAGAGATACAGATGAGAACACCAAGTGGAATTTTGCATGTCGTGGATTTTAAAACGGATCAAATCGTCGCAGCTATCCAGCCAGAGGACTATTGGGATGACAAACGGCATTGGGAACTTAAAAATAATGTTGACATGTTGGATTTCACCGCTTTTGATGGAACAGACCATGCAGTTGCGTTACAACAACAGAATCTTGTTTTAAAAGAAGTTCGCGATGGAAGAATCGTACCATATGTTATTACAGAGACTGAAAAAAATTCCGATACACGATCTATTACCACATATGCTTCAGGAGCTTGGATTCAAATTGCGAAATCAGGAATTATAAAACCACAACGGATAGAGAGCAAGACGGTTAATGAGTTTATTGATTTAGCGCTCTTAGGTATGAAGTGGCAGCGTGGAGTTACTGAATATGCTGGATTTCATACAATGACCATCGATGAATATATGGACCCACTCACTTTTTTAAAGAAGATTGCATCTTTATTTAAACTGGAAATTCGATATCGTGTTGAGATTAAAGGTTCAAGAATCATCGGTTGGTATGTAGATATGATTCAAAAACGTGGGTATGATACAGGCAAAGAAATAGAATTAGGAAAAGATTTAGTTGGTGTTACGCGTATTGAACATACACGTAATATTTGCACTGCTTTAGTTGGATTTGTAAAAGGTGAAGGTGACAAGGTAATCACTATTGAAAGCATTAATAAAGGTCTACCCTATATCGTAGATGCAGATGCATTTCAAAGATGGAATGAACACGGACAGCATAAATTCGGTTTTTATACACCAGAAACAGAAGAATTAGACATGACTCCAAAACGTTTACTGACGCTTATGGAAATAGAATTGAAAAAGCGTGTCAATTCCTCAATCTCTTATGAAGTGGAAGCGCAATCGATTGGTCGTATTTTCGGCCTAGAACACGAATTAATTAACGAAGGCGACACTATCAAAATTAAAGATACAGGGTTTACACCTGAATTATATCTTGAAGCGCGAGTAATAGCTGGAGATGAATCTTTTACAGACCCAACGCAAGATAAATATGAATTCGGAGATTATCGTGAGATTGTTAATCAAAATGAGGAATTAAGAAAAATTTACAATCGTATTCTTAGTTCGCTTGGCAATAAACAAGAAATGATAGACCAGCTAGATAAACTAGTGAACGAAGCTAACGAAACCGCTAGTAATGCAAAGAAGGAGTCAGAAGCAGCAAAAGCACTAGCTGAAAAAGTACAAGAGAATATTAAAAATAATACCGTTGAAATTATAGAATCTAAGAATCCACCAACAACAGGTCTTAAACCTTTTAAGACGCTTTGGCGTGATATTAGTAACGGAAAGCCCGGTATTTTAAAAATATGGACAGGTACAGCGTGGGAATCGGTTGTACCTGATGTTGAATCTGTAAAAAAAGAAACATTAGATCAGGTTAATAAAGATATCGAAACCACAAAAACAGAGTTAAATCAAAAGGTTCAAGAAGCACAGAATCAAGCAACAGGACAGTTTAACAAAGTACAGGAAGGTTTACAAGGTGTAAGCCGTACAATTTCCAATATCGAAAACAAACAAGGTGAAATCGATAAGAAAGTAACTAAGTTTGAACAAGATTCTAGTGGATTTAAAACTTCTATCGAAACGTTAACGAAAAAAGATGGTGAGATTACTAATAAATTAAATACAGTCGAACAAACTGTAGAAGGTACAAAAAAGACTATTTCTGATGTGCAGCAAACAACAAGTGAATTAACTAAAACAACAACTGAAATTAAAGAACAAGCTGGGAAGATTAGTGAACAATTAACAAGCGTAGAAAAGAAGTTTGATGATATAGATATTGGTGGCCCTAACTTAATTACCGGAACAGAGAACAAATCCGCTACAGGTTGGAAGTCTTGGGGAAGCGTTGGGCGTGTTGGCGTATATGCTCCGATAGGTCTAGCAGGTCAAAGTTTATACGTGGAAACAAAATCCGCTGACGGAAAAACGCAACTTCCAATTGCAAAAGATACAAAGATAGGTCTAGAAGCTACTGGACATTCGTTTTCAGTTCGTGCCGGAAGAGAATACACTCTTTCTATGGAAGTGGCGACGAGTGAGTTCGGTGATGTTCTAGATTATATATATCTTATGTATACCGTTACAGGGGGCAATAGAAAGCTTGGTAATATCAAAGTTACAGATTTCCCACAAACCGCACCAGTTTATGTGGGGGCGACTAGATTTTATCATAAAGTAAAATTGACATTCAAAGCTGATCGTGACGACGATAATGTTCACATACTTATCGGTGGCGCTGTAAAACGAGAGCTTACAGGATCAAATGGTTACGCTTGGATTCGGATTGTTGCGTTGAAAATAGAAAAGGGTAATGTAGCAACAGCTTGGACAGTAGCACCAGAGGAACAAGTGTCCGTTGATGAATTCGTTAAAAAAACAACTGAAATTGAGAAAAGTGTAGATGGCGTAAAAACTAATGTAACAAATGTCCAAAACAGCCAAGCTGGATTTGAGAAGCGTATGTCTACAGTGGAACAAACAGCAACTGGATTATCTTCTACAGTAAGCAATTTAAACAATGTAGTATCAGATCAAGGAAAGAAACTAACTGAAGCAAATACAAAACTTGAACAACAGGCAACAGCAATCGGGGCGAAAGTTGAGCTTAAACAAGTAGAGGATTATGTTGCTGGTTTTAAGATTCCAGAGTTGAAGCAAACGGTTAATCAGAATAAACAAGATTTATTAGATGAATTAGCCAATAAGCTTGCAACTGAACAATTTAATCAGAAGATGACTATGATTGATAACCGTTTCACTCTTAATGAAGAGGGTATCGATGCCGCAGCAAAAAAGAAAGAAGTATACACAATAGAGCAAGCAAATGGACAATTTGCAAAAGATTCTTATGTAAGAGAAATGGAATCCCGTCTTCAGTTAACAGAAAAGGGCGTTAGTATATCTGTAAAAGAAAATGATGTAATAGCAGCCATTAACATGAGTAAAGAAAACATTAAGTTAAATGCTGCACGAATAGATTTAGTTGGTAAAGTTAATGCTGAGTGGATTAAAGCGGGAATGCTAAGTGGTTGCCAAATTCGAACATCAAATACAGATAACTACGTAAGCTTAGATGATCAATTTATACGTCTCTATGAAAAAGGGGTTGCTAGATCATTTCTAGGGCATTACAGAAGAACAGACGGTTCAGTACAACCAACTTTTATTTTAGGATCAGATGAAAAGACTAGTGCTCCAGCAGGCGCTTTATTTATGTCTCAAGCAGGCGCAGGATGGTCTGGGGCTTATGCGAGCATTGGTATTAGCGATGGCATAGTTGATGGTGCAGTCCAAAAATCTGTGTATTGGGAGCTGCAAAGAATTGGATTAAGTGTTCTATATGCTAACGATTACCATGTTTTTTATGCTGGGAGTGGAAGATGGTATTTTAGAAGAGGAAAACCGGGGTTGTATCAAACTTCGTTAGTTGTTGAAGATAATAGTACAGAGTCTGATTTAAGATTACCTAATGTAACTATACGTAATAGCCGTGCATCAGGATATACAGGAGTTATTCAATTGAAATCATCTGTTACTCAAAATGGCTGGGGCGCTGTCCAAGGGAATTTTATGACTCCTTCATTACGGGAGTATAAATCTAATATCCGTGATATTTCTTTTTCCGCCTTAGAAAAAATTAGAAGTCTTAAAATTAGACAATTTAATTATAAGAATGCGGTAAACGAACTATACCGGATGCGAGAAGAGAGAAGTCCTAATGATCCGCCGTTGACAACAGAAGATATTAAAACATACTACGGTTTAATCGTAGATGAATGTGATGAAATGTTTGTGGATGAAAGTGGAAAAGGAATTCACTTGTATTCATACGCATCCATTGGAATTAAAGGTTTACAAGAAGTTGATACAAAAGTACAGGAACAGGAGGTAGAAATAGCAAATCTAAAATCACAAATAACTAGTCAAGAAGATCGGATAGCCCGATTAGAAGAATTATTACTACAGCAATTAATTGATAAGAAACCAGAGCAGCCATAAGCTGGTCTTTTTATTTTGCACAAAATATGGCTTTGAGTAAATTCAATTCATAGATCAAGAGGAGTGATTTCGCTTCTCTTTTTATTTTGAGGAGATGATCAGTGTGAAACGAATAGTAGAGCAAGTAATTTATGAAAAGCATGTTAGCCAAGAAAATAAAAACCTAGTCAAAGATTTTCTAATCGAAAAGAAAGCACAAGGAAAAGCGGCAAGCACTTTACAGCAATATCATTGGGATTTACGAATTATTTTGTTTCTAATACATGAACACTTCGAAAATAAAAATCTTATTGAACTAACACGTAAAGACATTCGAAATTTATCTATTATCTTTCAAGAGATGGAAATGTCTAATGCTCGTGTCAACGGATTAATGAGTGCATTAAGGTCCGCATTAGAATTTTGTGCGGAGGATGACGACTATGAATATGAATTTAATGTAGGTTCACGGGTTCGTGGTTTACCTAAGAATCCAGTTAGAGAAATTACTTTTATAACAGAAGAACAAATTGAGTGGTTAATCGATGAGCTAATAGCACAAGAAAAATATATGTTAGCTACTTATTTAGCACTTTCTTATTACAGTGCCGCTAGAAAAAATGAAGTTTACCAAGTTCAAAAAGAAGGACTGACAGAACAATATTATACAAATGTGGTTCGAGGGAAACGCGGTAAGAAGTTTAGATTATATTACAATCCCCGAGTGCAGAAATGCATTCGTTTATATATAAATCAACGAGGTAAAGATACAATTCCAGATTTGTTTGTACGTGTTTATAAGAATGGTGGTCGAAAACATTTAAATAAAAGCGTATTTAATTACTGGTGCAAGATATTTGCTAAAATGCTATACGAAAAAGAAGGTAAGGAGTTTAAAATCAACCCTCACTGTTTCCGTCATAGCAGATTAGATAATTTAAAAGTGCAAGGTGTACCACTAGAAAAATTAAAATCGCTTGCGAATCATTCAGATATATCAACAACACAATCTTATTTAAAGGATAGAAGTGAAGAAGATATTGCAGACATCTTTGGAATGGATCCAAGTTGTTTTGCAGCATAAAAAGGAGTGAAAAGATGGATCGTATTGATGTATTATTAAAAACTTTTATTGCCACTTTCGGTGGCTTCTGTGGGTATTTCTTGGGAGGATGGGATGCGACATTGAAAATATTAGTCATAATGGCAGTTATTGATTATTTAACTGGTATGATTGCAGCAGGGTATAACGGAGAGTTAAAAAGCAAAGTTGGTTTCAAAGGCATCGCCAAAAAGGTGGTGCTTTTTCTTTTGGTCGGAGCGGCCGCTCAACTAGACTCGGCACTTGGAAGCAACAGTGCAATCCGTGAAGCAACAATTTTCTTCTTCATGGGTAATGAATTACTGTCGCTCTTAGAAAATGCCGGGCGAATGGGCATTCCACTCCCACAAGCTTTGACAAATGCAGTTGAAATTTTAGGTGGTAAACAAAAACAAACGGATAAAAAAGGAGATGTTGAATAATGGGATACGTTGTAGATATTTCAAAATGGAATGGTGACATTAACTGGCCTGTAGCAAAACAACATTTGGATTTCGTGATTGCTCGCGTGCAGGATGGTTCAAATTATGTAGATCCACTATATAAAGGATATGTACAAGCGATGAAGCAGCATGGCATTCCATTTGGCAACTATGCGTTTTGTCGTTTTGTTTCGGTAGAAGATGCAAGAGTAGAAGCGCGCGACTTCTGGAATCGGGGTGACAAAAGCGCGACAGTTTGGGTTGCTGATGTAGAAGTAAAAACGATGGGGGATATGAGAGCAGGTACGCAAGCCTTTATTGATGAATTACGCCGATTAGGTGCTAAGAAAGTCGGCTTATATGTCGGGCATCATATGTATGCTCCTTTCGGCATGGCGAACGTAAAGAGTGACTTTGTATGGATTCCACGGTATGGCGGTAATAAGCCAGCATACCCTTGTGATATTTGGCAGTACACTGAAACAGGAAATGTACCTGGTATCGGTAAGTGTGATCTGAATTCACTTATAGGCAATAAGTCACTATCTTGGTTTACAGAATCGGCAACACAGGAATCTTTACAAGCGCCTACACAAAACATCATCCAATCAGGTGCTTTTTCACCTTATGAAATTCCTGATGTTACGGGGGCGTTAACGTCCTTAAAAATGACTGCTAAATTCATTTTGAAACCTGATGGACTAACATATTTTATCTCTGATCCAACTTCGGATGCTCAATTAAATGCAATGAAAGAATACCTTAATCGTAAGGATTGGTGGTATGAAGTTAAATAAAACAAAAGAATAGTTTTATCAAAAAGAGCCGCTCAACAACGGCTCTTTTTTTATTTGTCCTCATAATCATCTTCAATCCAAATATCTTCTAAACGCATATCCAACACTTTAGCTATTCGATATGCAACAGGTAAGGTAGGTAATCCACCTTTAACTAAAGCTGACATTGTAGAGTTTGCGATGTTTGCTTTCTTTGCTACAAAACTATATTTTATCCCTCGATTGTCTAAAATTTCTTTTAAATGGCTTTTCATGTTACCACCTCTTTTATGTTTGTCTTTTGTATTTTTTCTCGTAGGACAGGCAAATTCCTTCATTCTAGTTCATATACCTATATCAAGACCACGAGGAATACCAAGTGGAACTAAGGACATCAAGAGGGGAGAGGGTTACATGCGTTGGCAGTATAATCACTTGAATACAACTCCATATCTTCATCCGTCCAAAGAATTACGCTCAATGTACAATGAATCAAGATCAAGAGCAGAGACGGAATCAATTTTAAATCACATGAAAAATCATGAAGTTCATGATCGAAAAGAATATAAAGGATATTTCAGCTTGTCACAGGTATTAGAAGAAGATCTATATGGGGAGGAAGAAGATGTTTTAAATTGGGAAATTCTAATGGATTGTTATGATGTGGTCCTTACGAGAAAAGGTATTGCCTTTCGTGAAAAGGAAGAGGAGGAGTGATCATGACACTTGCAGGGGAAGCGGTAATTATTTGGACAGCAACAGGTTTGTCAGTAGTTGCAATGAAGGCAGCAGAAAAAATGGGGAAAAGTGTTCCACATTGGCTTCCACGTATAACCTTGTATACAACGCTCACAGGCTCGTTCTTATATCTTCTACGTTATGTTCTAATTATGTTTCTATGAAGGAATACAATGTGGAAGGTCAGGACAACAGGAAGGGTATAAGAAAAGGCCCGTCCCGTTATATTCCAAAAGAGTGCAATGATATCCTTATAGGATATCTAAGGGGGAAATATTTATGTTGGAGTTACTAATAGTTCCTACAGCAGCATTAACATACGCATTAGTAAGTGATAAGTTCAAACGAAAAGATGATGATAAAAAGAAGATTCAAGTCTTTTTTGAGGTGAGTGGAATCGCAATTAAAGGAGAATATAAGCTACATTATCCCAAGTTTCAAAAACAAGTTGATGATGATCGTAGCACAACATATGTTTACACATTACCTGTAGGTATGCCGAGTAAAATTATTCAGAAGGTCGAGGATGTTGTAAGTGAGGGGTTAAACAAACCTGTTCGGATTCATTATGATAACTATAAATTAAGTATTCGAGTATTTCATAAAGACATACCTAATAAGTGGGAATGGTCAAAAACATTAGTTGAACAAGGAAAATGGCTTGTACCTATAGGGCAAAGCCTAGAAGAAACAATTTATCATGATTTTGATAAAACACCACACATGACTTTAGGTGGTTTAACACGTATGGGGAAAACCGTATTTTTAAAGAATGTAATGACATCTCTTATTACAGCACAACCAGATCATACGCATTTATACATCATCGATTTAAAAGGCGGTTTAGAATTCGGACCATATCAAAATTTAAAACAAGTCGAGTCAATAGCAGAAAAGCCAATTCAAGCATTTCAAGTTTTAAATACCATCCTTGAGAAAATGGAAGAGAAAATGTTCTATATGAAGGAAAGACATTATACAAACGTTGTAGAAACAAATATAAAAGAACGTCATTTCATTATAGTTGATGAAGGGGCTGAACTTTGTCCTGATAAAAGTATGGGGAAAGAGCAGCAAAAATTATTAGTGGCTTGTCAGAGAATGCTTTCTTATATAGCAAGGATTGGTGGGGCGCTTGGCTTCAGGTTGATTTTTTGTACACAATATCCGACTGGAGATACATTACCACGACAAGTTAAACAAAATTCAGATGCAAAGCTTGGATTTAGATTACCGACACAAACGGCTTCTCAAGTGGTTATAGATGAATGTGGATTGGAATCGATTAAAAGTATACCTGGACGCGCTTTGTTTAAAACGGATAGATTAACAGAAATTCAAGTACCTTATATTTCTAATGAAATGATGTGGAATGTACTAAAACAATATGAGGTGGAGAAACATGAAAATACAAACACACATCAAATTGAATCGTCAGATGATGATTCTGACCTCGATTAGAAAGCTGAAATTTGCTACACGTAGGCATTTAATGGCTATCCATGATTTAGGTGGTATAAGAAATGCAAATCGTATATTAAAGGATTTAAGCACGTTTGTTAACAGTACAGTTTATAAGAAAGAATATGTATATTACTTAAATAAAAAAGGGCGCGCGCTATTCGATGATACAGAAAAAATAGTACCAACAATTCGATTAGCACACAGCCTTATGAGAAATGAAGCATGGCTCTATCTGTTTTGTCCGGATGACTGGCAGATAGAAACACCTATACGTTATAAAATAGATGATAAAAAGAAGACAATTATTCCAGATGTAAAATTCCGAGATGAAGAAGGAATATTAAATGCTGTTGAAATAGATCGGACTCAAATGATGAATATTAACAGTGAGAAAATGAAGAGATATGGTGAATTTACAACGTATTACAAAAATAAATACAATGGGAAATTACCCATCATTCATTTTTTTACAGTGACAGAACACAGGCAAAAAACATTAGAAAAATTCGCAATGAATCATGATGTATTTATAAAAGTCTATGTTGTACCAGAATTTCAAAAAAAGAGCTGA